GCACGGCTGATTATACAGCTGCACCTTCTGGACATTACTATAAAGTAACTGCTATTTCTACACATATATTAACAATTGCAAGATATAATACCTCAACAGGTCTAACTGAATCTGGTGGTTTACGAACTGCCGTAGTTGACAATGCGAAAGTAAGACGACATTGGGAATATTATTTTGAATTTTCACAAACACCTACTACAACAACTGATGTTGCTGCTGCGGGTGGTTCACTTGATGAAGTGCATATTGCAGTTATTGACGAAGATGGAGGCATTACCGGCACGGCTGGAACTACATTAGAAAAATATGAAGGATTATCACAAGCAGGAGATGCTAGAGATTCGCAAGGTAATACGAATTACTATGCGGATGTGATTTACGCCAATAGTAATTGGATTTACTGGATGGATCACGAAACAACTTTAGCAAACGCTGGAACTGCAAAGAAAGGTCTAACATTTGACCAACAAGGTGCAAATGATTTTACTGTGTTCAGTAATTCATTAGCTAGTGGGGTAAAAGATAATACACCATCTAGTGGAGAACTATCATTAGCATATGACCTGTTTTTAGATACAGAAAATGTTGAAATTAACTTTTTGTTATGTGGACCGTCCCAGGCGCCAAGTGAAACGACCGGAGACACCAAAGCAACTAAATTAATTGATATTGCTGAGCAACGAAAGGATTGTATAGCATTTATTTCGCCTTCAAGGGCAGATACTGTACCAACAACTGGTACTGATACTATTGATCCGATTAATATGACTCAAAATATCGTAGACTTTGCTAACGGTCTATCATCTTCAAGTTATGCGGTAATTGATTCAGGATACAAAAAACAGTATGACAAATACAATGATGTATTCAGAATGATTCCACTTAATGGAGATATAGCTGGACTGTGTGCAAGGACTGATTTGGTTTCAGATCCTTGGTTTTCACCAGGAGGTTTCAATAGGGGTCAAATTAGGGGTGCTGTAAGTTTAGCATATAATCCTAATGAGGCACAAAGAGATATTTTGTATAAAGCAAATGTCAATCCTGTTGTAACATTTCCAGGACAAGGAACTGTTTTGTTTGGCGATAAAACATTCCAGAAAAAACCAAGTGCATTTGACAGAATTAATGTAAGACGCCTTTTCTTAACTTTAGAAAAAGCAATTTCTACTGCTGCTAAATTTCAACTCTTTGAGTTCAATGATGAGTTCACAAGAGCACAATTTAGGAATATGGTAGAACCTTTCTTGCGTGATGTTCAAGGCAGACGAGGTATTACAGACTTTTCTGTAATATGTGATGATAGTAATAATACAGGTGAGGTTATAGACCGTAATGAGTTTATCGCAGATATCTACGTTAAACCAGCTCGTTCTATTAACTTTATCAAACTTAACTTTATTGCAACCAGAACTGGTGTAGCATTTAGTGAAGTCATAGGAGCATAGGAGTAAAAAATGGCACAAATAGGAAGTTTTTTATCTAAACTCAAAGGTGGCGGAGCTAGAGCAAATCAGTTTAAAGTTACCATGCCCTTTCCCGGCTATGCAGCTGTGGGAGGAGAAACAGAAAGTATGGCATTTCTTTGTACTTCAACTAGTTTACCGGAATCAACTCTTGGTGAACTTTTGGTGAATTTTAGAGGTCGACCTATCAAGTTAGCAGGAGACAGAACCTTTGGGGACTGGAATACTACTGTTATTAATGATACCGATTTTTTAATAAGAAATGCAGTTGAAAGATGGATGAATGGTATTAACAATCACTCCGACAATGAGGGGTTGAGTAATCCAACAGACTATCAAGCAGATGCTTTTGTGGATCATTTAGATAATAATGGCAATACATTAAAATCTTATACATTTAGGGGAATATGGCCGAAAACTATAGCAGCTCTTCCATTAACAATGGACCAGGCTACGGCATTGGAAACCTTTGATGTAACGTGGACTTATCAGTATTGGGAATCCAATACTACAACATAATTTAAGTGTGAGGAGATAATAATATGGCAGAGCTTTTCGGCTTTTCCATTACAAGATCAAAAGAGAAGGCAAGTGCGAGTCAAAACTTTACCTTGCCTTCTTCTGATGATGGCACACAGGCCATTGTCGGTGGTGGCATTTATGGTCACTATCTTGACATGGAAGGAAAAATCAAGGACGAGGCGGATTTAATAAGACGCTATCGGGAAGTTGCTATGCAGCCAGAGTGCGACATGGCAGTAGAAGATATCATCAACGAAGCAATTGTAAGTAACGATAACGAGCCACAAGTTCGTTTGAATATGGATCAATTGACCTTAAACGATGGTATTAAAGAAAAAATTTCTAACGAATTTGATGGTGTTTTACGTTTATTAGAGTTTAACGAAAAAGGACATGATATATTTCGCCGTTGGTATGTAGATGGCAGAATATTTTATCATAAACTTATTAATACAAAGAATATAAAAAACGGTGTTACAGAAATACGATACATAGACCCACGAAAAATTAAAAAAGTTCGTGAGATAATGAATGAAAAGGGAGAGAGAAGTTTTGTTCCACTTAATCCTAATTCTCCTGAACAAATAAAGTTCAAAGAATATTACATATATAATGAAAAAGGTGTAAGTGGATCCATGTCGGGTGGTGGCATGAAAATTTCTAAAGATTCTATTGCATTTTGTCCATCAGGATTGGTTGACCAACAGAAAAATCTTGTTTTATCATATTTACATAAAGCAATAAAGCCTGTTAATCAATTAAGAATGATTGAAGATGCTGTGGTTATTTACAGAATTGCTAGAGCACCTGAAAGAAGAATTTTTTACATTGATGTAGGTAATTTGCCGAAAGTAAAAGCAGAACAATACCTTAAAGATGTAATGAATCGATATCGTAATAAACTTGTTTATGATGCTAGTACTGGAGAAATGAGAGATGATAGACAGTATATGTCTATGCTTGAAGATTTCTGGCTACCAAGACGAGAAGGTGGACGAGGAACAGAGATTACTACTCTTCCCGGTGGTCAAAATTTAGGTGAGATAGATGATATAGTTTATTTTCAAAGAAAATTATACAAAGCATTGAATGTTCCCATTTCAAGAATGGAATCAGAAAGTGGTTTCAGCCTTGGTAGGGCAACAGAAATTACTAGGGACGAATTAAAATTTACTAAATTTATTGGAAGATTGAGAAAAAAATTCGTTATTTTATTCCATGATTTATTGAGAACACAACTGATATTGAAAAATATTGTAACTCCTGAAGAATGGGATCATAGTATGATTGATAAGATTACTTATGACTTTGTTCAGGATGGATACTTTGCTGAAATAAAAGAATCTGAAATGTTGAAAGATAGATTAGGAGTAGCAAACGATTTATTTCAAAATCAAATGGTTGGAAAAGTATATTCTATGGATTTTGTAATGAGAAAGATATTACGAATGAGTGATAAGGATATCGGAGAACAAAGAAAGAAAATTGCTGATGAGATTAAAAAAGGTATTATTAAGGATCCGTTGGCAGATAATGATAGTGGAGGATATTAATGAGCGAAGTTGTAAAAAAAATGATAGATGCTATAGTTGATGATGACAAAGTAGAATCAGAAACAGAATTTAAATCTGCTTTATCTAGTAAAGTCGGTCAGGCTTTAGATGATAGAAGAAAAGATTTAGCATCAACAATATTATCAAAAAGTACGGAAAATGATAAAAAAGATGACACAGACGCTGAAACAACTACTGAAATTGATAACTGAAAAAGACGAACATAAGCGTTCACCAGGTTATCGAAAATTATCACCTTCTTTGAAAAAAGCAGTTGATGAAATAATGGGTCAGTTGATAAAGTCACCTTTCAAAGTTATGAAAGATTTAAAGAAAATTACTATGGCATTGGGCAAAAAACATAAGGTTCAACCCAAGGACATAGAAACATTTTTACAAAAAAGTGCCTTATAGTAATATAAGGGAGAGTTTATAGGAGATAAAAATGGCAGTAACAAATCAAACTTTAGTTGATACAAATTTTAAAACAATTGTAAAAACTGTATGTGATGCTGATGCTAATGCTGCGGTTAATATTTTGGATGCTTCTTAATTATCACTTGCAGACAGTAATCCTAGATTATCAATCGCAAAGATATATCATAACATAACAGCAGCTACAGGTGGGGTTGATATTTTATGGAATGCTTCTTCAAATGTATCGGCAGTTAATTTGTCGGGTAATGGAGCATACGGATATATGCCAGGTCAACCGTCATTAAGCAATAATGCAGGTTCTGGTATTAATGGTGATGTTCTAGTAACAAGTGCTTCAGCATCTACATTTACATTGATTGTAGAATATCATAAAGTATCTGGATTTACAAATACTAGTTAATCATGGCTGATACAGTAACAAGTCAAACTATAACAGATGTATCTGGCTCTAAAACGGTGATTAAATTCACTAATTTAAGTGATGGATCAGGAGAGAGTTTAGTAAAAAAGATAGATGCTAGTGAGTTAAATCATGCTTCTTCATCTACTAAAATTGCTAGAGCAGTCTATAGTATTAACTGTAATAGTGGAAATGGTGCGGTTGAAATTCTTTTTGATGGTGCTACTAATACAACAGGACTTGTATTAAGTGGTACTGGTACAATAGATTTACAAACACCAGCAATACAAATTGCAAATAATGCTACTACACCAACAGGTGATATTTTATTTTCAACAAAGAATTTTGTATCAGGTGATAGTTATAGTATTATTTTAGAGTTAAGATAATATAAATAGTTTAGGTGGGAGAACAAAGATGAAACTTATAAAAGAACAACTTACAGATGTACAATTTGTAACAGAAGAAAAAGAAGATAAGAAGAATTATTTTATTCGTGGTATCTTCATGCAGGCTGATGTGAAAAACCGAAATGGTCGTGTCTATCCCATGGAGACTCTACAAAAAGAAGTTAATCGTTATAATAAAAAATTTATACAAGAAAAAAGAGCCTTTGGTGAATTAGGCCATCCTGAGGGACCGGTTGTTAATTTGGAAAGAGTTTCACATATGATAACAAAACTTATTCCAGATGGGAAAAATTTTCTCGGTGAGGCAAAAATAACTGATACGCCGTATGGTAAAATCGTTAAAAGTCTTATTGATGAAGGTGCGAAATTAGGAGTTTCTTCTAGAGGCATGGGGTCTTTAGAAAATAGAGCTGGTGCTATGCATGTAAAAAGTGATTATTATTTAGCGACGGCTGCTGACATTGTTGCGGATCCATCTGCTCCAGATGCTTTTGTACAAGGCGTTATGGAAGGTAAAGAGTGGATTTGGGATAATGGCATTATTAAAGAACAAGATATTTCTGAAATACAAAAACATATTAAGAGAGCTAAAAAACATGAATTGGCTGAAAAGAAAGCTAGCGCATTTAATAAATTCCTTAAGAAATTGTAATTTATAAATATTAACACAAAAACTATTAAGCTTAATAGGGAGAGAAATAAAATGTCCGAAAACGAAAAAAAAGTCGAAGAACTAGAACAAGAGGTAAGTGAAGCTTCTTCTTCAGCTCCTACGGCTGGAGCAGTTAAGGGCGAACCTATGAAAAAAGTGGAAGGCGAAGTGGAAGATATTGGTGGGCCAGTAACTAAAAGTACTGACAAAAATCCAGATTCTGCAAAAAAAGTTAAGCCTACGAAAGATGCCCAAAATAAGGGCGCTGGATCTGAACCACAAGTTTCGCAGGGTTCCTCAAAAATTAAAGAACCTTTAGCTGCCGGCGATGATATTTCATCTGAAGGTGATGATATTGTAGAAGCAGAAATGCCAAAAACTAAAGCTGGCATGTTACAAGCTATCTACGATAAGATTAAGGAAATGAGAAAAGATGATATCGCTGATTCTTATGAAAAGATTATGGCTTCTACAAAAAATATTAAAGAAGATGACAAAGAAGAAGAAGAAGAAGCTGTAAAAGCGAAAGAAGCTAAAGAAAAAGCTGTTGAAAAAAGAGTAAAAGAGATTGATGTTAAAGAAGATGTAGATGCTCTAGTAGATGGCGAATCTGATCTTTCAACTGAATTTAAAACTAAAGCTGCAACAATTTTTGAAGCTGCAGTTAAGTCTAAAGTGAAAGCTGAAATCGAAAGACTTGAAGAAGAATATTCTAAAGAATTAAAAGAAACAAAAAACCAAACTAAAGACGAATTAGTACAAAAGGTAGACAACTATCTTAACTATGTAGTTGAAGAATGGGTAAAAGACAACGAACTTGCTATTGAAAGAGGTATCAAAGGCGAAATTGCTGAGGACTTTATTGGTGGGTTAAAACAATTATTTGAAGATCACTACATTGATGTTCCTGATGAAAAGTACGATATTCTTGAAGCACAAGCACAAGAAATTGAAGAACTTAAAGGAAAAGTCAATAATGAAGTATCTAAAAATGTTGAACTTACTAAAACAAATTCCGAACTTACTAAAAGCGACATCTTTGAAGAAGTTGCTGATGGTATGGCTGATACTGAAAAAGAGAAGTTTAAAGGTTTGATTGAAGATGTAGATTACGAAGGTAATGATGGATATAAGAAAAAACTTGATACTATCAAGGAATCTTATTTTATATCAGAAACAAAACCTACGGAAACTAACATTGACACAATATCATCTGATGGTGGTACGGTAGATCCTGCTGACATAACTGACAGCATGACCAGATACACAGCCGCTATTTCAAGAACTAAAAATACTATTAAATTAAATAATAAATAAGGGAGAGAGAAATACAAATGTATAACTCACAACATCTTCAAGAAAAGTGGGCACCAGTTCTTGAGCATTCCGATTTACCAAAAATCGAGGATCCTTATAGACGAGCTGTAACTGCTATAATTCTTGAAAACCAAGAAAAAGCACTTAACGAAGATAGAGCGTTTTTGGGCGAAGCCCATGCAAACGTAACTGGTGATACTGCGGTAGCAAATTGGGATCCAATCCTAATTTCACTAGTTAGACGTTCTATGCCTAACTTAATTGCTTACGATATCTGTGGTGTTCAACCAATGACTGGTCCAACAGGACTAATCTTTGCTATGAAATCACGATATACTTCAAACTCTGGAACAGAAGCTTTATTTGATGAAGCTAATTCAGCGTTTGCTGGTACAGGTACCCAAACAGGTACTAACCCTGCTGTCCTTAATGACACATCAACATCATACACTACTGGTACAGGAATTGCTGTAGCAACTGCGGAAGCTTCTTCAAGCTTTGCAGAAATGGCGTTTAGTGTTGAAAAGTCAACTGTAACAGCTAAATCTAGACAATTAAAAGCAGACTACACTATGGAACTTGCTCAAGATTTAAAAGCAATCCACGGTTTAGATGCTGAAACAGAATTGGCTAACATACTTTCTGCTGAAATTCTTGCAGAAATCAACCGTGAAGTTGTAAGAAGTATTTACCGAACTGCAAAACCTGGTGCTCAAGTGAACACTACTGCTGCAGGTAAATTCGATTTAGATACTGACTCAAACGGTAGATGGTCTGTGGAAAAATTCAAAGGACTTATGTTCCAAGTTGAGAGAGATGCTAACGCAATTGCGCTACAAACTCGTAGAGGAAAAGGTAACCTAATCATTTGTTCAAGTGATGTGGCTTCTGCTCTACAAATGGCTGGTGTACTTGATTATGCTCCTGCTCTTAGCAATAACCTATCTGTTGACGATGCTGGCAATACTTTTGCGGGTGTTCTTAACGGAAGATACAAAGTGTACATTGACCCATATGCAGCTAATGTTGCAGCTCGTCAATACTACGTTTGTGGTTATAAAGGAACATCACCTTACGATGCTGGTATGTTCTACTGTCCATACGTTCCATTACAAATGGTTCGTGCGGTTGCTGAAAACTCATTCCAACCAAAAATTGGATTTAAAACTAGATACGGCTTAGTAGCTAATCCGTTCGCTAGCACAAGTGCTCAAGTAACTGATATTGGAGCAATAGACACCAATACTTACTACAGACGAGTTGAAGTAAGCAACTTAATGTAATTTTATTACACTATATACTGAAAACAGTATAAAACACCGAAAAGGGGGAATAGAGATATTTCCCCTTTTTTATTAGAAAAAAGATCCCATACACGCCTCTGGTAACAGTTTAAGAGGTGCCGTAGTATCATTGTACCCCCCTTAAATCGTCTAATTTTGTAATTATAAATAGTAATATGGTAACTTTAAAATCAGAAGATAGACAACCGAAGAATTTGGATTATGCAAGTCCAACACAATTTCGTTTTAAAGTAAACAAGTTGCCATTAACAGAATTTTTTATACAATCAGTTAATGTTCCAGGTGTTACCTTAAATGAAGTTACACAGCCAACATCTTTAGCTGTAGTAAAGATTGCAGGTGAAGGATTAGAATATGAGGATCTTACAGTTGGTTTTTTAGTAGATGAAAATTTAAACAACTTTACTGAAATTTATGATTGGTTAAAAGGTCTTGGATTTCCTCAGGAACATGCTCAATTCACATCTCTTGTAAATCAAGCCAAAGAAAGATTTCCCACACAAGGAGGTTCTGGTGGTATATATTCCGATGGAACAATTACAATATTAACCTCTAAAAATAATCCTGTGGTTGAGATACGATTCCGTGAT